TTGACAAATGTGTACCCTTGGGGTACAATGGGTACATGAGGTGAATACATGACAGACAAAACCAGGATCGGTTCTCTCACAGAGGACGAGCGCAACATTATTAATTTCCTTTCCGCTGATGAGAGGAAAGCAGCGTTATTGATTGCAGGGAGAAAGAAAATGCAAGTAGCTATGATGACCGATGAGCAACGTGAAGAGACAAATGAGCAGATGAAACGCGATACCATGGAAGTAACTACGCTTTCAGAGCAAGATCCACAAACGGTACAATCCGCAAATCAGCGGTGGGGCGGGACGACCGATGGCACACAGATGGCAGTGTGGCAGCAACTAGACGGCTTCTATGGCTGTCTTCAGGGAGCCATAGGTGGCAACTGGTTTGAAGGGGAGGATCAGGGTCCATATCCGCTCCGTAGCGACATAGAAGAAGTGCTACGTGATGACTATGAGAATCCAGAGGAAGAAGCAGACATATACCCAGAAGAAGAAAGTGAGAACTGATCATGTATAGCGAACAAACCTACGAACAAAATTGCGCAAGATGGTTGAATCCAACGCAGGAAGAGCTCCTCTCGTGGGGAGACAAGACTATTAAGAACGGTACCACCTACCGAGAAATTAAAGCTTGTGTCCCTGGGGATGTTGCACTCAATCGCTATAACGCAGAGTTGCAGTCGGACGGCATTACATGGAAAGTTTTCCATATGTCAGAGGACGAGTTTTTGCAGAAATACCGCATGCATCATATGGTAAGCATTGGATTTAGGACGGTAGATATCTACCGTCCCGCTGATAGTCCCTACTGGCGACGTTGACAGTGATTAATTTGTGTGCTATTCTCTTCTCTGTATCCACTGTAGCTAATGGGTACAGAGAACTAGCCCGTTTGAGGATACTGCAAAAATGCACATATAGAGCCGATTTGTTACATGTCGACTAGTTACAATGCCATCGATCCGTTTGAGGATACTGCAAACTTCTGTGAGCTGCAACCGGCGGACATGCGCCCAATGTTACAATGCCATCGATCCGTTTGAGGATACTGCAAAGGACGTTGTTGTAAGTTACGTCTTGCCATGCCATTGGCCCGTGAGAGGGTACTGCAACGTGAGAGGGTACTGCAACCGAATAGCCGCTAAAACAAGCCTCCTGAACTATCCATTCAGGAGGCTTGTTTGTGTCTACACCTTTGGCGGTTCTGGCGTTATTGGCTGTGTCGCATTGCTCTGCGTCGGTTGCCAGCGGAACGCACCCGACAAGAACCAGAACGAGATGAGCGGTGAAGTCGCCGCAAACGCATCTTGTGGTGGCACGATATGCAGAACTAATAAGATCGTGATCATTGCAATGAAGGTGACCGAGATAATGAGTGTCGGTAACTCTTGTAGAAAGTTGTTCATAAGTGGTTATGAGTCCTTCCGAATTGATTATGAGAGCAGAAGCTGGTATACTTCCTTTGTAACTTGAGTAACATTTTCTGATTCATTTCAAACGAAACGGTACCTGAGCGAACACGCCGTAAGTTGCTCGCTTCCCCCTTTCCTCTAAACCGCTCCACTTGCCCCGTACCAGTGCGCTGTGCTGTCTGCATGCCACTCACAACGTAAATGCGCGCATTCCAGTACTTTTATCGCCGCTCCATTACCATCGATAGAACTGTATTCCCCCTTGAGTGGAGGCCCTGCATGAATACCCTTATCCAGCCACAGTGACAGCCAACTTTTCCAGATCCCGCTGCCCGTGGGAAGCGTTGGCTGAAGACTTTTCCAACAATCATCTAACTCTTGCTTCAAGTGTCCATTCGTGTTGTAGCGCGTCAATGCGTCCATTGAGGCAGGTGGTACAGGCGGTGCAGGCGTCGTGATGTGTGCCATAGCTCCCTTGACGATGCTTGCATAGGCTCCTATGGCTGTGTATTCCCAATAGCCGATGATTGGCGAATTGGCTTGTCTCGCTATCGCCAGGATATCGTTTGGCCCCGCGTCGGTTCCCAGATTAAGCACAGGATAATACGGCAATCCATACGGATCAAACTGTGCATGGTAGACGCTAGCAAGGTAGTTCGAATAGACCTGTGGAAGCCAGAAATTGACACAAGGCGCTAGTGCAGAAAGCACACCATGCCAGTTCTGTAGTTGTGGATCTGCCCAGGTGGTCACACCGAATACGCCCGAGACGGGTTTGAGTGCAGTGCAAACGGTTTGGGCCCAACTCACCTGTCCGTTATACTCTGCTTCCATATCAGCGACCACCACACCGCTATAGTGCATGGCCGCAATGAGAATGTTGATCTCGCTTTGAATTGCTCCAAACTTGTTTCCATAGCAGTAGGTATAAGGAAGCGCATGGATTCCCTCGGCCTTCACAGTATCCAATACCTTCTGCCAACCGCCGCTATTGGCATACCAGACGTTGCCACCGTCGGCAATCTTCACCAAGAGTGCGGTGATACCAAGGGTCTTTGCTGTTCTGGCCGCTGTCTGGAATTGTGCGAGCGACCAGATTGCCGTCTCCACGCCAAGAAAGAGCGGTGAAGTGCCGAGATACTCAATCGGTGATGTCATGGTTTCCTACTTTCTTTGATAAGTTCATAGAGAAGTACAGCCCAGAGCAGAAGGGCAAAACTCCATCTGAGTACGTCAATCATGATTTTTCGCGCGTCTCCTTTATGCATAGGCCAGATAGCCGATAATCAGTCCAAGAAGTACGATCAGCAGACTCAGACACACCAGGAAGAAGAGCGCGTGTTTCATAGATGCGCTCCCAAGTCAACGAGCCAGGCCAGGAAGAACAGCAGTCCTAGGAGCACAAAGCCCACGAACCAGACCCAGCGCCAAAACTCAGCGGGCCGGTAGTTCTGCGATGTAAAGTACGCGCAAATCCAGAAAAACGTAAAGTCGATGAGTCCGACGCCGAACCCGTGGATGATCAACATAGCTGTTTTCTCCTAGTCTGAGTGTTCTTCCTTCTTGATCTCCGAGATCGGAAGGGTATAGGTCCGTTTCGCTTGCTCATCAATGAGCGTGATATAGTCAGTGTTGACCTCCAGGATCAAGCCACGCCGCTTGAGCGCATAGCGCACGCTGGTCATCACCCGCTTCAAGGTGGCGATCTCCTCCTGGACCCCTTCCAGACGCCTCTCCAATCCCTCATTTTCGTTCTTGAGGGCAAGAATCACCCGATCCTGGATTTCCTCTGCCTGCTGGCTATAGCCAGTTCGGATCGCAATATAGCCGCCCACCAGGACACCAAGGGAGATCACGATAGAAATCACGGGCAGCATGGAAAGGGGATCAAAGGCCATCGTCACCCCCACCGAGGGGGTGCGTCCCCTGCTTCGTGATTACCTGTCGCGTCGTCTCCGTCGCTTGCTTTGCCGTCTCCGCGCTTTTCTCTGCGAGGTTCAGCAGCGTTTGCTCCATGGTATGGATGTAGTGCGTGGTACTGCGCCAGATCGCCGTAAGCAGCGCCAGGATAGCAAACAACCAGACATAGAAAACGATGGTCAGAATGAGTTGCACAAGAACACTCCTCTCTTTTTCTCATGGTGCAGGCAAGATGACAAGTGTCTTCGTGTCCGTGTGCACAGGCTTGCCGCCTTTCGTGATCGTGATGTACATCGTCCACACACCCGCCGTGGCTACATCGGTGCTCGTATACGCATAGGACGCCACGCCATTGGCCGCATCGGTGATTGTCCAGACGCCCGCGCACACAATGAGCGTGCTACTGTCCGATGCGGAGACGCCTTGCATCTTCATGGAGATTGTACAGCCGACCAGCGAAAACGGCACGACGTTCCCTGATGCGTCTTGAGTCTTGAAGGACGGATTGAACGGCGCTCCCGTGTCTCCCTGGTAAATTGGCGAGAAATCATCGATCATCGTTGCCATCGTTACACCGCCTGGAAGTCATCGGTAAGTAGCGTCGTGCCGTCATCACCGACGAAGAGATACACGCCGTCATCACCGCGTTTCCATCCGATGCAATGCACCGTCGCACCTACCGTCATGCTTTCATCGGGATGAAAGGCCACGGTACGCCTTCGGAAAAACACCGCGATGGCCCCGTCTGGAATGCTCACACGATGCACCGAGCGTCCCAGGTCGGCAGGGATGAGCAGCACACTGTTCACCTGTGCCTGATCGACACTAGCAAAGCCGTGTGCCGCGCTCTCTTCCTCAAGCGCCAGGCGGTCTTTATAGAACGCACACCATGTATACACATCTTTTACTTGTTCTTGCATGTTCTATCCTTTGTCAAGTTCAAGCTTCATCATAAGTCAATATAATACTTGGTACAGCTATTGCCGTTCCAGGTCCGCCAGCATACGTGAAATCGACGCCAAACAGACACACGGCCATGCCGCCATTGGGTCCGGTTGAGCCACTGGATACGGAGGCTGCATCGTAGACTGCCGTTGAGGTCGTCATGGCCGTGTAGGTAGCGGGTGTTGCACCGTTGGAACCTGACGAGGCTGGCCTGTTGCCTGTTGCCGCTTGCGCATAGGAAGCTACGGCGACGGCCTTCCAGAACAAGAACAAGCCTGTTGTGGCTGCGCCTGACATCGAGATGCGCCGATTCGAGATGGTGGTCGTGCCAATGGTCGTGACGGCCAGGACGAGATTCTTCAACCAACTATAGACCGTACCGGTTGCCGTCGGGATCCCGACGGGCGTGGTGGTATCCGTGGCACTGTCACTGAGGTTCCATTTTATCCCTGTCTCAGCATTAGCCCAACTGACTGATGCTCCTGTCCCTAGTTGCCCCTGTACTACTGCTGCTCCCATTTGTTTTACTCCTTTATTTCACTTGAATAGTGGCTGTGCCGCTCCTGATAACAAGAGTGGCGGTGCCTGATCGAACAAAAATGGTTGCCTGTCCCCGGCGCGCCATGACGATGGCATTGGGGGTAATCGTCACCATCAGCGCCGCGCTTGAAGGGATCGTGCGTACGCCTGTGCCCTGGACGAGCATCGTGCTAGAAGTCGGGATGGTACGCGTTTGCGTGACCGAGAGCACAGCTGAGGTGACTATCGGTCGCTGCAACGTTTGCGAGCCGACCGCTTGACCCGGGATGGTGCGGGCTGATGTAGCCACGAGCGCCGCCGTCTCCGGGATGGTGCGGATGCTCATTTGCAGGAGGGCCGCCGTGGTGGTGATGGTGTGCGTGCTCGTTTGTGAGAGCACAGCGGTACCTGGGAGAGTGCGCAGCGACGTTCTGAGCAGGGCCGCGCCCGTCGGTAAAGTTCTCGACGACGTGATGAGCAGAGCCGCTGTCGTACCAATGGTTCTGGTTTGTGTGAGCAACAACGCCGCGCTGGTCGGGATCGTGCGTGACGCGCCTGGGGTAGTCAAGACCGCTGAGGTGCTGATCGTTCTGGTAGACGTGGCTGTTAACACGGCGGTATCCGGTATCGTCCTGGTCATGGTGGCTGTTACCACCGCCGTGTTGGTGATGGTTCTGCTAGACGTTGCCAGGAGCGCGGCGCTGGTCGGAACGGTCCTATTGCTCGTAGAGAGCAAGGCGGCAGTCGTGGTGATCGTGTGTGTTCCCGTGGCGACCAGCGCCGCGCTCGTGGTGATGGTACGTGTGGACGTTCCGAGCAATGCCGCGCTGGTTGGAATGGTCCTACCAATGCCCGCGTTGTAGTGCGTCGTGATTTGTGCTGAGGAGAGCACATAATTGTAGACGGCCACCTCATCAAGAGTGCCTGCCTGGTAACTTTCGACGTAGGACAGATTGGTATTGATGAGGATAGGATCGCCAGCAGCATTTGAGTAGATCGCGCCATTCAGGTAGATCGTGGTATCCGTCCCATCTACTGTCACGACAACATACTGCCAACCCTCACTGATCGTTTCCCAAAACTCAAGACTGAGCGCCGTCCATGTCGAGGGATTGAGTGTGTAAGGCAACGAGAGAGTAGCATTCGCGCCAAAAAGGGTTGCCGTATCACTGTCACCAGTCACCGCCCCCGTCTGTCCGAAGGTGACGGACCCCGAGAGCGTGCCATGATTGGCATGGCCTGATTGATCATAGGCCGTGGTTCCGCTTGTTTCATCCAGCCGGTAGTACGCCTGTGGGCTATCTGCAAGGATCGCCGCCATGTACGCGGTCACTGACCCATCGCCTTGCGCGTCTGTGCGATCATGGACGATCCTTTCTGCTGCTACACCGCCCTGTTTGTTCCGGGCGAGGCACGCCTAATACCAGAGACTTGTGGAACTGTCCCAACAAAATAACCTGCCGCTCGTCGCGGGCAAGGTCGTCACGACCGCGCTATTCGCAATAAGTGAGGTGGCGGGCGTCGCGTTATAGGTCAATATATTTGCACTCTCGTTGATCACAAAGCATTTCTGGCCTGCATAGGTGCCCGCTTGCATGATGATGCCTGTTCGTGCTGCTGAAGGAGCCAGACGTGACACATCCAATCCTGCCGTGGCGATGGCGCCACTGGCCGCGATAACGACCGCCGTCGCACTCTGGACGGGCGCGATACTCATGGAGTACCACCGTGATGTACTGCTGTCCCAGATATAGTCTCTCTTGCTGAGCGGGGCGATGATATTGGCAACGCCATCTGCAACATTGGAAGTAGCCGCCGTCGCAAATGTGATGGGAAAGGCTGATTCGTTGACCACATAGATGACTTGCCCAGGATAGACACCCGCTTGCAGAATAACGCCTGTGACCGCTGCCGTTGGGGAAACACGTGCCTCATTGGTGTCAGTCGTGGTGATGGTCCCACTTGCGGCAACGGCGGCGGCGGTTGCCGACTGTGTAGGCAAGACCGTATAACTTGTTGGCTGCCAGAGGCTTATTGCGCTGTTGTAATAGAAGATACAGGAACTGTTCGGCGCAATTTTGCAAAGGGTACCAGCAGCGACGTGCGAGGTGCCAGAGGCCGCGAACGTGATGGTAAATGCACTGGAATTGTTCACGATGGTGAACTGTCCTGCAAACCCTGCTTGCAGGATGACGCCCGTCACGTCAGTCGTGGGTGCAACCGAGATGTTGGGGAGTCCTAGTAGTGAGATCGTCCCGCCGGTTGCAAGAGATGCAGGGGTGTTTGAGGCGGTGAAATAGAACCCCGCCGATGAATTGAACCCTCCTGTAACATAAAGGTTTCCGTAATGATCAATCTGGAAGACCTGACCTGCCGTCTGATCATTCACCGTGAAGGCAACATTTGACCCGTTTGTAGCGATATTCATACCGCCCGATGTCCCCAGGGTGTTATCCGTCGTCAATCCGTGAATGTTGAGGCAAAAAGAATCCGTCAATGGACTGATATTACTGCCAACAAGAGCTGTTCCTGCCCCCTGAACAATGTTGGCAAGAATGACGTTCGTGTTCTCACTTGCACAGTTGAGCGCACCTCCTCTGCATTCGTTGATCACCGTGTCAATTCTGCAATATCGTGCAGTTACCAGTGTCGTAACGCCTGCCGCCTGCTGTATCTGTCCTGGAAATGGGGTCACGCCTGCCGCCTGCCCAAGTTGAATGCCTATCTCATTCGTCCATTCAGTCGACGTTCCAAAAATACTGCCCCCAACCCAGGAGACGTTGAGGGCAATAATGGCAACATTGACATGATAGGACCCTTCTGCGACACAGTTGGTAAACAGGCATCCTTGTGCCTCTACCAGATAGCCACAAACGCCCGCGACATTTGGCAGGAAGTAGGAGTGACAATTGAGGAGAAGCATTCCTACGGCATTGGTTGCGAAGTGGAAGTTATGCGATCCATTTCCCCAGGACAGGACATCATTCAGATGGCTATCATGTGGCCCACCCATTTGTAATCCTATCCCGTTATTGTCGTGGATTTTCACAGTATCAATCAATGACTCCATTTCATCGGATGGAGAAGCAAGCAAACTGCCACCATTCCAATCAATGAGCGCCCCACCGGTAAAGCCGTTCATGATTTGCACATCACGCAAGATGAAATTGTAGCCGTAAAATCGAAGTGGATAACTGGTACCTGATGTCTGATTGGCCTTGTTGCCGTCTAAGGTCAAGTCTTTGATTGAGAAGCTGAGGAGCGTACCGACACTGCCTGTGTTTAGAACTGCCGCAAGATTGATACTGCCCGTCTGTGCACTCAACAAGTCAGCATTGGTTCCATTCTTGAGTTTCAGTGTGGTCGCACCTAAGCCCGCACCAACCAGTGACACATTCGCCGCAAGTGTTTGGGTAGTGGTGATGTAGGTGCCAGCCGGAAAGAAGACGATCCCGCCACCAGCGGCACTGGCAGCCGCAATGGCGGCCGCAATGTACGACGTGGCATCGACAACGCCGTTATTCATGTTCGGCGGACCGTATTGCATGACGTTGTAGTACGTGCTCGGTATAAGTGCAATGAAGGTCATAAGCGAACTCCTTTTACGTGCCCAGAACGACGATCACGCCGTCTGTGACGCCCGTGCCGCCTGTGGGCACAATCATCGTGTCCCATCCGCTCAAGATTTCGCCCTGGCTCTTCCCATTGAGCACCGTCACATTGCTTGACGTGCCACCTGCCGCCGCCAGGGTGATCACCACGGCAACCGATTGCGAGACGCCGCTTGCCTGAAAGCTGATGCCCGTTGAGGGCAGATCGCCCGTCCAGATCTTTGAGCGACCTGTAAAGGCCGTGGGCAAGGTCACCCCTTGTGTACTGCCGCCATTGTTCCTGAAGTTCGCAAAAACAATGACGGCCAGCTTCACCGTGCCTCGTAGCGGCTGGTACAGCGTCATAGAGCCGCTGGTACTGCCATTCTGTACCACCGCCGTAGGGTTCACCTTGAGCCACTTGAGCGTCTCCATACCCGTGCCATCGGCGGTGATATTGGCATCGGTGGCGGCGGAATTGATGCTGGCGACAAACGTTTCCAGGGGATTCAGAAAGCTGCTACTGATTCCAGGTGAACTCCCGTTCACGAATGGTCCAAAGATGGTATAGGCCATGCGGTCCTCCTTTTAGGTGTGCGTGATAGTCAGGTCCACTTGCAGCGTGAGACTCTCCACAGCGGTCTTTGGGTTGTGGGAGTACAACCCACGAGCAAGCAGCACGCCCGTATTGGCATGCGACGTCGCGGTACTCCCTCCGAACACACCAACCTCTTCAATGTCGACGCCCACAGCATCGGTCGGCGTCAGGTACAGTGCCGCTATCACTTCGCCCGGCGATGCTCCATTGGTGTAGGACGTGGTTTTTTTGCGGAACACCTCATTGCCGAGCTTCGTATCGGCGGCAGTGGGTGTCGTGTTCGATGTCCCGACTGCGACATAGAGCAATTGCGGATTGGTTGCGCCCTTTGCGCCGTCTCGCAACAGGCCCACGCCTGCGTCGGTCACTTGTATCGCGGTCATGCCTACCTCCTACTAGCAAGGAAACAATGTTGTGTTCGGAAAGAGCGTCGTTGCGGGCACAGGGCAGGTAAATGCAGTCGTCGTGAGGGTGCCCGCGGCGGTGATCGTGGCGGTGAAATTGACCGCGACATTGACCGATTGCGAGACACCGACATTGATGCTGTTTGCTGGCGCTACACTCCTGAGCAACTTGTTGAAGAAATCGGTCCACCCGATGTCATACGGACCGGCTATGGCGGTGATCGTGTACCAGATGGTGAGCCCATTTTGCGTATCGGATGCGCTTACCTCCTCGACAATCATCTGCAGGTTTGAGAATCCGAACGGCGCGTAGTTGACCGTGATGAGCTGCCCTGCCGCAAAATCACTTTCTAAGGTAGAGAAGGTGAATTGTGTGGCCTGCACACCGTAACGTGTAAGCCGTTGTGAGGCTTCCGTGAAGGCATCGGCGGCGTTGGTGAGTGCCGCATCCTGATCTGCAACCTCTATCACACCCGAGGTTCCATCAAGCGATGCCTGATAGGAGACCAATGCGCTATTCTGCACAACCGCCGTGTTGGGATATTGCCCAATATAGCTGACGGCCAGCGTCTGACTGCTCGTCAGCTTTGCCGCACCGCTATCCTGCGTGATGAGAGGATCTCCCTTGGACCAGTAGAAATCTTTGCCCGTATCGACGCCAGTGATGCCGACCGTCTTAGCAACGCTGTTGACCGTGATCGTCGGCTGTGAATTGAGTGCATACCCCATTGGCCACGCGGTCGTATTGCTATCCCCGATGCGCGTCTCGTTCTGCGTGACGGTCTGGGCCACGCCGCCCGTCACGTACTCTGTATTGCGAAAGAGCGGATTGGCGCGTACCACACGGGGCACGGTCCCGGAGAGTCTGCCGTCATCGATGGTCGTGCCATCAATCGTCGGGCCAATCACCGCCGTGTAGGGCACAAACCAGAGCTGTTTATACTGATCAATTTGCCAGTAGTACGGGACGCCTGCATCACTGGCCGCTTTCACCAGCTCGTCCATGGCCTGTGCAACGGTGCAATAGGCAAAGACCGCCGACGGGATGAGCCCGACATTGCCGCCTGGATAGAGGGTGTCCGATGGATAGAGCGTGGTGTTCGGTGTGAGGCCATCGTAGATCTGCCCGAGCGTGACGCCTTCTTGCACAAGAATCGTGTTGAGCAGATCTTGCGCAATATATCCAGCCGTTTTATTCGTGTAGGAGGCCGCAACCAGGCGCTTGACCGCAAGCCACTGCATATCCATGCAGGAGATTTGCGTCTCCAACGTCGGACTGAACCCTGGTTTCTGCTCTTGTGGTTGATCGATGAAGCCTGCGAAGGCCAGGGCACTGTTTTGATCGTAGATCTGGACCTGTTGGTACTGCTGGTAGTGAGTGTTGCCCGTCACATCGTAGCTGGTGAAGTTCGCCTGTGCTCGCTTGCCGATCTTGCTATCGACGGAGAGCGTGCCGCTCTTCACCACCACGGATTGCCCGCTCACCTGGACGCTATAGACCATGCACGTTCACCCCCGATCGTATTTCGTGCATGACCGACGGCAGGATGAGACGCGCAAACTGCCGCCCGTCAATCTGCAAGATGATGGGTTGGGGAGTCCCCGAGGACGAGATGGGCGTGACCACTTCTCGCCCGCTCTCCCCAAATCGGTACCGTCGCCCTGATGCACCAATCCCCAGGATCTCTTCGTTAATGATGCCCCCGTTGCCGTAGCCGACATACGCGCCGCCACGCGCCAACGCGACAATGCCAGGCACATTGAAGACCGATCCATAGCGGGATTGAATATAGCGAATGGCCGCCGCCGCGTTGTCGATGGGATTGAGCATATCGGTATGACCGCCCAGCGCATACGCGGCAAAGGTCGGGCCAATCGTCTGAAAGAGGCCTTCCGATGGATGACCGGCAGCCGCGTTGCTATCCCACAGGTTGACAGCGCCTGGATTCCCGCCTGACTCATACATGGCAATGGTTTCCAACGCGGAGAGCCAGGACATCGGGACACCTGTTAACCTGATCGCGGCCTGGACCCAGGAGGCGAGGTTGCCACTGACTGCGGCCCCTGTAAATCCGGTCACTCCTGATGGGCTGGCAACCGGGGCGGGCAGCATCTTATTGAGGAAGGACACCGCCCATCCTTTGACCATATCGACCGCGTGCGACGCTACACCGGAGAGCGCGCCCGGCAGACTGAACCCGGCATTGAACTTTTGCATCACCGCGTCAATCAGGGATGATGCCGCGCCCGTAATCCACGATCCGATGGAGCCCAGGATATCGCCTACCCCTGACGCGTAGCCAGGGAGCGCGCCACCACCGAGCAGGTTCATGGTGTCCGCATGTGAGAGCACGCTGGTGCCGCGTGGCAGTACGACCAGTTCTGGCCCTTTTTCACCAACGATGGCAGGCCCGCCAGGGTGTCCACCGGTGCCTGATGCATAGGAGGGGATACGGCCCATTCCAAAGTGAGGGACGGGCGATCCTGCGCCTAATTTCCCTGCGATCCAATCGATACCGCTGCCCATGAGGTTGACGAAGTTCTCAACTCCTGTAATGCCCTTGTTTAATCCACTGATGATTCCATTGACAAAGCCACGTATGGCTGAGGCCGCACCTGATCCCATTTGCTGAATGCTTCCAATGACACCATCTTTCATCTGACCAAGTTTCGAAAGAGCCTGATCTTTGAGTTGCCCAATCCAGGAAAGCGAGTTATGGACCCAGGTCCCAAGCCCACTCATCCATCCACCGATCAGTTGCCCAAGAAAATTGAGACTGCCCCTGACCCAGGTACCCAGAGCGGACATCCAACTCCCAATCATGCGACCGAGCCGACCTTGCTGCTCATTCACCCATGCGGTGAAGGCGTCATTTGCACGATCATACCACCCCTTACGTGCCTCTAGATCC